TTGATAATACCATTTGTCATTTTCTCAACACCGCTGATGATGGCGTTAATAATACCTTTCAAACTACTCCACAAATTTTCCCAGATATTAACAACACTTGTTTTCATAGCACCAAATACAGAATCAGCCGTTGACTTGATGCTATTCCAAGTAGTGGAGAGAGAAGATTTTACGGTGTCCCAAGTGGTGTTCGTATTGCTTTTTACATCATTCCAAATGGTAGCTATGTCTGCTTTCATAGAATTAAAATCAGTAGAAGCGTTCGATTTAATGTCGCCCCAAATAGTAGACAAATTGCTTCCGATGGTATCCCATTTCTCAGATGTACCGGATTTGATGTTATCCCATGCCGTTCCAATAATGGTTTTCATATTATTCCAAGTGGTACTTGCTGTAGACTTCACATTATTCCAAGTAGAAGAAAGCGAGCTTTTAATGTTGTTCCAAATAGTCGAGGAGTTAGATTTAACATTTTCCCAAGTGGTAGATATTGTGCTTCTCATATTCGACCAAATTGTACTTGCGGTAGATTTGATATTATCCCAAATGGTCGAAAGAGTAGACTTAATACCGTTCCACTTTTCAGAGGTAACGGATTTAATGTTGTTCCATGCTTCCGAACATACTCTTTTGATATCTTCGAGTTTTTCTTTGAAAAATGCTATTATATTACCCCAAGCACCTTTAATACCTTCCAATAGTCCGGAAACAATAAAGCCGCCCATCTTTTCCATTTCGGTAGAAGGAGACTTGATACCAAAAGCATTTTTGAACCCGGTTATAAACGGGTCAAAGATGTTTTGCTTTATCCAAGAGCCAACATTTTTAAAAGCATTTAAAATTCCGTTCCATAAGCCTTCAATAATATTTCCACCTGCATCCTCAATGAAAGTATTAAAACGAGAAACTGTACTGTTCCAACTGAACTCTAAAAGATCCCAAATAGTCATAACTAATTCCTTGCCAAGTGAGGTGGCAGCTGCAATGACACCACCAAGCAAATTAAACGCTTTAGAAACAAGACCGTTCCAATCGGTATTTGTGATAAGAGAAATCAAACTAATCCAAATCTCTCTTCCGAGTTTCTCCCAATCAAGAGTTTTAACAAAGCCGATAGCAAAGTCCAACGCTCCAGCCAAAGCAACGCTAACGGTTTTAGCGAAGTTCCCAAACAAGCTAATCCAATCAATCGCATTAAGAGCGTTCGCTATTTCCGCTCCGATTTCAAACCATTTAATATTCTGAATTGTTTGTTGCAAACTCGTGAATAAACCGAGTACCAATGTTTGAGCCGTTATAGCCGCTTTAGTGATATCAATTTCCTCAAACCACCCATTTACAAAATCAGCAATAGCAAGACCAAACTTGCTCCAATCAAAGGTAGTTACAAAGCCGTAAATAAGGTCAACCAGAATCATCCACTTTTTAGCAAAAGTCTTTCCGACCAAATTAAAATCAATCTGCTCGAAAGCATTATTAAGTAAAGTAGCCACACCTTTTCCAATATTATCGAAGTTGATAGTATCGAGAAAATGATATATAGCTTCAAAAGCGGATTGTATTCTATAACCTAGTTTAGTTCCTATATTTGCGAAGTCAATGGAATCAATAACTTCGTTTACTTTTGTACCGAGAATTGTACCAACGCTAACCCAATCGCCCTCGTTAATCGCCTGTTTGATTTCATCTACCCAAGTAGCAAAACCGCTATCGAGTTCCATCTCCTCGAACATAGAACCATAATCGGGTACAGATGCACCGCCACCGCCCCTACTATCGGACAAAATATTCAACTCATCGAATCCGGCAATAAGACTTTTAACAGCATCTGCTGCACCGCCTACAGCTTCGGCATATTCAGTTTGAGTCTTAACAGCCTTTGTCCAAGTGCTTGCTCCTGTGATTCTAGCAAACAACTGATTCAAAACATTTATAAGAGCAATTGCTCTATCAATAACATATTCGATAGCAGGAGCAAGAGCATTTATAAGAGGAGCGACTGCTGCACCTATAGCATTTTTGAAATACAAAAAACTCGATGCTACTTTGTCCATAGAAGCAGCAAAAGTATTACCGAAAACTTTACTGTACTGGTACATATTTTGTGTTCCTTCTTTAATAGCTTTGGATATTTGGCTGAGAAGCATACGAATCATGCGATACATAGCGATGCGACCAATGGAAGTCATAAACTGTTTTACTTCACCCAATGCTGATTTTATGTTGTTGAAAAGATTTCCCGTCATTATGCGACTAACTATAGTCGCACCTTTTATTACGATTCTAAAAAGAGAGAAGAAAGCAGTAGCGGCACCTTTAACAATCCTGCTAATAATGCTAAACGCTGTAGCAAAAACATTCACTAAAGCTGTACCTGTAGAAACAGCTTTTTCCTTGACACTCGCAAAGAACTCGAAAAAGCTTTGTCCCTGATTTATCAACTCAGAAGTCGGCAATATTTCGACTGTTTTGTCCATAGCAGTAGGAATAGGAGTTGGCTTGACAATACTCTTGCTACCAAGCTTACTATCAACGGCATCAGCGATTTCCTTAATTTTATCCGACCCGGTAGAGATACCCGAAAAATCCAACTTGGATAATTTTCGTAATTCCGATATAGCTTTGCTAAGACCCGGATTATTCCCGGCATTTCCTAAAGCATTTACACCATCCGCCATTGCTTTTAGCTTAGAAATACCATCGCCGCTTATTTTGGCAATTCCTTCGCTCATTTCCGCTAACTTTTCGAGAGAGTTTTTAAGCCTTGTTAAACCTCGTTGTCCTCCTGTAACAGAAGATTCTATTTCAATCTGTAAATTATCAATGGTGTTGTCCATCGTTTACCTCCTTTCCGGCTCGAACCGCAAGTTGAGCATTAGTTTTTACCGCCCATGATGCCATTTTTGCTTTTGCTTTTTCATATTTAAGTTGTTCTTGCCGCCTTTGTTTTTCCTCGATTTCTTCTTTCTTTATAGTAATTGCGTAAGGTTCGGAAGGATACGGCAAAGGCTTAGGTTTTTTGGCAAAAGGTTGTAATAGAGGAGAAGCATCGCAGAGAGCTTCATAAAAATACATACCTTGTAACCATAGCTCTTGATTTAATTGCTTTCTCTTAATCTCATACGCTTTTCGATAACTTTCGGTTAAACGACAATCGCCGTTCCAAAATAAGTCATTAGGCATACCGATTGCCAAATAATATGGTAAGTGATTATAAAACACCTCTGTATAAGAAAGGGCGGTCGAATCCATAGACCCGCCGCCCCTATGGGGTAACGAGTCACCTACCAACTCGCTACCCATTCCAACTTTCCCTCCGACTCTTCCGGTTCATCTACGAGAGATTCGATGGTTTCGTTATACATTTCCGCAAGTTTCATTACTAAGTCTTTTTTGTTCGTTATCTTTTCAAAAATACGGTCTATAACTTCACGCTTAACGAATCGATGATGAGCAATAAATGCTCCCGCAAAAAGAGCAGGTAGAGTAGTAAGTGGTTTATCAGCAATATCATTGATATTGAATCCCTGTTTTTCGAGAGTAGCAACAGAAGCTCTTGTGAACTCCAAAGTATATTCCGTACCCTCAAAATTAAAAGTAATAGTCTTAGCCATAACTTATTCCTCCTTATCTTAAATTAAGAAACTGGTGTAATTGGAGACGAAGGAGCAATAGTGATAGTCATTTCGACTACTTCATTAACACCGCCACCAACAACAAACACAGAAAGAAGTCCAGTAAAATTAAATTTACCGTCACTTCCATCGGGAGTAACAACCCCACCGGCTTCCGTCCCACCAAACCAAACCGCAAAATCAGTAGGAACACCTTCAAGTTGTTTTAAGGCGGTATAATCTTCCTTAGTATAGTTAGCAGTAAACTCCAAAGCTTCGAGAGATTGGATTCCCGGGATATAAGTTTGCATACTATCGGAGAGAGTGGTAGTTTCAAGCATTTCGGGCGCACCTCCGAGGTCGGGAAAGTCTTTAATATCAATAAGTTTTTCATAAACATCGCCCGTGCCTTTCTTCATAAGAAAAACTTTATAAGTAGAAATAGCCATTTATTTTACCTCCTATAAATAGTTTGGTTTTTCGATACAATAGCATTATATCTACCGACCATTCGATAAATAGTAGCTTCGTCCATAGTCACCGGATGTTTTGCTAAACGAGTGAAACCTAAGTTTAAAAAAACATCATCGATGACTGAAAAAATTGCTTTACATTCGGTTTTCTTTCCGGTTGTTTTATTCGAGTAAACATTTACCTCATACATAAGTACAGCATGATTTTCGTTGCTTCCGCTATCTTGTGTTTTACGAAGTGTGTAATTATCCGCTTCCACAATACTCACGCATGGAAAAGAAGATGGACTACGAACATCCTCACCGGACACAGCGATTCCGGGAAACCGAGAGCGCAATTCGATAGCAATTTTATTAAATATTTCGTTTTCGACATCAATCATTACCGAACACCTCCCGGGCAATTTCGACTACTTGTTCACGCATCTCTTTTGCCGCTTCGTACATTGCACGATTGGGATTATTACCT